AAATTATTTAGGAGCAGAATTTTGGACATTGACAGAAGATTTAGATAACGCAAAATGTAGAGAATTTACACTATATGAAGATAAAACTTTAGAAACACCTGCAGTATCTTTAGATTATCATATTATGATGATTCAGAAATTAGAACCAGCTGAAGCAATATTAGAAGGTGGTGGTGCTGGTTTTGCGACATGGGGTGGTGGAACTGGTCGTAACTTCGGAAACCCTTCTATGGGTAGATCTTTTTATGGCAGAGGATTTGGTTTTGGCTCGTCTAGTACCGGTTCTGGGTCAATGTATACTTATGATGTCAAACCACTTAATCAAACATTAGAACCACAAAATTCAAGTGTTGATGACGGAATGGAAACAATTCATGTTGGTTCTGTAATAAAAGGTAAAATATTAGGGAAGAAGAAACACATCACTGGTCAAATCCAAAGTATAAATCAGGATAGCACAAACAATATATTATATTATGTGGTGAGGGACCCCGAAACAGCTATCACGCACAAGATTGACCCTACATCTGTATTCCTATGGTCACCAGAAAATGAAGCACCAGGTGCAGGAGCGGCAGACATGCCATCTGTATCAGGTATATCACGAACAGGGAACACAAATAAATGAGAGCCAAAACAATAAACGAATTCAAACAAGGCGGGAACCCATATGATATAATGGGACTTGGTACTGTGGCAGAAGAAGACATTATAAAATTAATTCATGATGCAATCACAAAAAATTATGTTATATTTAATAATCCATATATAATTGATGATGAAGAAGGAACCCTTCAAATAACATATGGTTTAGATGAAGAGAATGTAAATGATATTGTAATAGACATTTATTTTGAAAATAATAAAATAGATGGGGGCCATTGGCATCTATTTTATGGGGATTGGGATGAGATAAGTAGTATGATGCCAGCAACAAATCTACGCGAATTGGAAATTCAACTGGATAGTATGATCAGCGAAATTGATAAAAAAATATCAGGTTGATATGAAATGGGAAGTAGGCTGGAAATTGATTGATGATAATAAAGTGGAAAATGTAATCTTTTTCATGGATCTATTTAAATTTAGTAATAGGGACACAAAATTATTATTAATTTATAAAGCAGGAAAAAATAAAGTAGAGTTTGAAGAATTATTTATTTCTGCTACATATCTAAAAGAAAAATTAGACGATGCGAGCAAAGACGATAAATGAATTTCAACAAGGTCAAGATCCATATAAAACTATGGGTCTTGGATCTAAAAGAACTCCAAAAAATGGTGATAATTTTATTTTCAATATATCAGTAATATGGGAGCAGGATGAATGGATCGTATCAAATAACCCTGTGGATATCGGGTTTGATAAAGGTCAAAAAGCGAAAGTTTATAAAGAAAATCAGGATTTTTATAATACTTATGGGATTTCATGTGTAACATCTGACGGTGATATCGAAGATATGTATGACACTTTCTTTATTAGTTATAATGATTTTAAAAAATATTGTGAATGTATATGAAAGCTAAAAAAGTATATGAATTTCAACAAGGTCAAGACCCTTATAAAATAATGGGATTAGGCATGTTTAAAATTGGAGATTGGATTAGATCCAAGACTGATTTAAATTTTGATTTTGATGAACCTCGTTTTGTTGAAAGTTTTGACGGATTTAAATCTGATATTAGAAAATCTACTATTTATTCTGTTGAAAAAACTAATATTAGTTTTGACGAATGGTTTGGTGTAGATATTGAAAAAAAACATGGTTCATTAGGTCCTGGCATAGGCATTATTGATACAATTAGAACGAAGTCGGATATAGATAATTCTAAGCGATGGGTTACAAATAAACAAGCAAAAGAATTATTCTTAAATTATAGAGATGAAATTAGTTAGAGAACATATCAATGAATTTCAACAAGGTGGTAATCCTTATGATACTATGAATATAGGTAGTACTAGACCTGAAGTAATTATTCAACGAATTAAAGAAGATCTTAATGATATCATAGATGCATTTGATGGTTGTGAAGATCCAGTAGAGGCAGAAGATAGATATGAAGAATTAATGGCTGAATATAATGTAAAATATGTCAAAGATTTTTATGATGTTGAATTGGCAGAAGATCTATACGATATTATTCAAGAGATAATATATGAAGCCAAAGATGACTGGACAACACGGTATAATCACTATAATTTGTCTTGTTGGTCTTCTAAATAATCACATGAAATTAGTTAGAGAACATATCAATGAATTTCAACAAGGTGGTAATCCTTATGATACTATGAATATAGGATCTCATCGAAAATTCACCGAAGAAAATTGGGCCGACTTAGTAGACCATCATATTTCAGAACTTGTAAATCATTTTAATGGTGAAGTGACATTCAATGAAGAATTAGGTGCTATAATAATAAGGATCACAGAGGAATCTTCAGCTACATATTTACATTATTATATAAGTTATGATGCACCTGGTGAAATTTTAGTATGTTCAGATGATCAAAATGATGCTGAGCAGTTTAGTAATCCAATAGCAATGACTAATACATTGTCTGATTGGATTAATTATGATTTAGAAAACGATGAAAACGCCGAAGAAGATTAATCTTTCCAAGGAATATCAAAATCATGAATTCTAGTTTCCAATTTTTTAACTGATACTGAATTATCCGGTACATTGAACAACATAATAGCTTTGTCCCCAATTTTCCAATTCTCCCAACGCTTTACAGCTTTATCAATTAATTCTTTAGGAAAATGATTCTTTGCACTCCAATTCACTAATTTTTTTCTAATATCTTTTCTTACCCATGCAGCATGACCCATTCTCAGTTCATCATCTTTAAAAAGATAACATCCCAAATTCAATGGATTACTAATACGTCTCGTTGGGTCCGTCGGACCTGGAGCGCTGCCCTGGTAAGTATATTTAAAATATGTAGATTGAATAAACGGTACCAATGGTCTAAATGGATATACTAAATAATGATCAAAATCTCTATAATAATTTACATATGTACAATAGCTACTGGTGTACCCACCTTTTCTTATTGTTTCCTTAGCTTTTTGAAATTGATTCAAATCATAAAATTCATCAGCATCACTACTTATAACATGAGTGAATCCTTTTTTTCTAACATAATCAATTCCCCAATTTCTCTTATCGCATTCTTGTTCACGTGAATATTTCTTCATATCACCTTTAAATTCGACAATTTCATCAATCAAACCAATTTCCTTTAATCGTTTCAATTCATCCATATCTTCTTTAGCCATTGGATTACCCCAGTATGATTTACTTTGGTAAATAGCTAATACATAATCTAATTCTCCTCTAATCTCTGTTAACATTGGTCCTATTAATTCGCTTGCATCAAACGCATTAATATTTAAACTCAGTCGCATCTTCTTAGCCATATTTAGTTCTCCTTTAAAATTTCCGGAAGTTTATATAAAAATTTCCTCTTATTTATTTCAATATATTTTATTGTGCCATTTCTTCTCCAATTATTCAATGTTTGCTTGTGTATACCAAACATTTCTATAATCTCGCCATATGTGTACCACTCCTTATTCATATTATATATATCACCAAAAGTTTTACTCTTTTTTACTCTTTTTTACAATAAAAAATCCCAATGAAATTAATCACTGGGATTGTTCGAAAGGGCACGCTTAATCCTGGCTATAGGGTTTATTTAACGGTCCTATTCCTCTTCTTTAACTTCTTCAAATTCTACGTCTTCTGTTGAACTTTCGGCCTTAGGTTCTGATGGTGCTTCTGTACCTTCATTTGTTTCAGTATACATTTCCTGAGAAGCCGCTTGCCATGCCGAATTCAAATTATCAATGTATTGTTCATACATACTTGACTCTTTTTTCTCAAAAGCTTCTTTTAAAGAAGTAAGTGCAGTTAAAATATTTGCTTTATTACCATCTGATAATTTTTCATCATATTCCTTCAATTGTTTCTCTGATTGAAAAATCATTGAATCAGCTTTATTATTCAATTCAATTATCTCCATTTCAGCCTTATCAGAATCTGCATTAGCTTCGGCCTCCTGCTTCATTTTTTCAATCTCTTCTTCTGATAATCCTGATGATGCCTCAATCTTAATACTTTGCTCTTTACCAGTACCCTTATCAGTTGCGGATACATTTAATATACCATTGGCATCAATATCAAAAGTTACTTCAATTTGAGGAACTCCTCTAGGCGCTGGTGGTATACCATCTAACATAAATCTACCAATAGATTTATTATCTTTAGCTAAAGGTCTCTCTCCTTGTAATACATGGATATCAACTCCTGGCTGATTATCTGCAGCTGTTGAAAAGACTTGTGACTTCTTAGTTGGAATAGTTGTATTCGCTTCAATTAATGTAGACGATACAGCACCCATAGTTTCAATACTTAATGAAAGTGGAGTCACATCTAATAATAAAACATCATGTACATCTCCTGATAATACACCTCCTTGTATCGCTGCTCCAATTGCAACTACTTCATCTGGATTAACACCTTTAGATGGTTTCTTACCAAAATAATCTTCTACTAATTTTTGTATTGCTGGAATTCTTGTGGATCCTCCAACCAAAAGTACTTCATCAATTTCAGATAATTTAAATTTTGAATCCTTTATAGCTTTCTTAACCGGAGTCAAAACTCTTTTTAATAACGCATCCGATAATTGTTCAAATTTTGCTCTTGATAATTTTTGAACCAAATGTTTTGGGATACCATCAATCGGCATAATATAAGGTAAATTGATTTCTGTTTCTGTAGAACTAGATAATTCAACTTTAGCTTTCTCTGCACCTTCTCTAATTCTTTGTAATGCCATTGGATCTTTTCTAAGATCTACACCATATTCAGATTTAAATTCATCTGCTAACCAATTAACAATAACATGATCAAAATCATCTCCACCTAAATGAACATCTCCATTAGTGGATTTAACTTCGAATACTCCATCTCCTAATTCAAGAACGGATATATCAAATGTTCCTCCGCCTAAATCAAATACCGCAATTTTTAAATCTTTATCAGTATCTAATCCATATGCTAGTGCAGCAGCTGTTGGTTCATTAATGATTCTTTTAACATCTAATCCTGCAATTGCTCCAGCTTCTTTAGTGGCTTGACGTTCTGCATCATTAAAATATGCTGGTACAGTTATAACGGCTTCTTTTACATCAGTGCCTAGATAATCTTCTGCTGTTTTTTTCATTTTCTGCAATATTGTAGCAGATAATTCTTGTGCAGTATAAAGAGTGTCATTAACTTTTACTCTTACTGTGTTATTGTTTCCTTTTTCTAGGGGATAGGATACAATCTTTTTCTCTGCTGCTACTTCTGAAAATTTCTTACCCATAAATCTTTTTATAGATCCAATGGTTCTTTCAGGATTTGTTACAGCTTGTCTTTTGGCTGGGTCGCCAACTTTCCTTTCTCCTTCATCTAAAAAAGCTATAATAGATGGAGTTGTTCTGTGTCCTTCACTATTTGGTATAACAGTGGATTCTTTGCCTTCCATTACAGCAACGCATGAATTTGTAGTTCCTAAATCTATTCCTATAATTTTACTCATGTTTTTCTAATTTTAATTTAAATTTGTTTTCTACTTAATATATTGCGAGAATTATGCCAGAATGATTTTAATGACAAAGTGTCATATTATAAGACATTTAATATGACACACAATATATAATAATACCGTAATATAACTAAAAAGTTTTGATATATAAAATAAAACCTGTGAAATTAGTAAAAGAATCTTTAAATGAATTCCAACAAGGTCTGGACCCTTATAAAACAATGGAGATTGGATCTTCTAGAAATCCTCAAGTGGGTGACACATATAAATGTATGGTGAGTATAGAATGGGGCAATAATAAATTTGTACCTACTCATGTTCCGCAAAAGGATTGGGATACATCAGTATTTCATGAAGGTAAGTTATATAAAATTATTGATATAGGAGGTCGAGATTTTGATACTTTTGATATGGGAAATGATACTATTAATATTATTTATGGTGAATTAGAAAAATATTTCAAAAGAGTATGAAGTTAGTAAAAGAATCTTTAAATGAATTTCAACAAGGTGGTGATCCATATAAAATTATGGGTCTAGGTAAACTTAGACCAGGTGATACTATAGAATTTTTAGATTATATTGGGGCTGCATGGAAGCAAAACAGTGAGTTTTGGTGGGAAAGATACTCTAAAATGCATCCAACAGCAACATACAGTGATCATGATATATCTCATGATGAATTTATATTAAAGGGGTCTATTGGAGTAGTTAAAATTATAACGAATGCATATATTACACAGCACTATGACGCTTCAAATGCCTGGGAAATCAAACAACTTAATAAGGAATCTACAGGTGACGTGTGGACCTGGTGGTTTGATAAAGAATGGTTTAGTGAAAATCCTGATTTATGGAGACGTGTAAATGTGAATGAATCTATTAATGAATTCAAACAAGGAGGGAATCCATATGATACGATGGATATTGGATCTCGTAGAGCCGTCAAAAATGGAGTTTGGGTCCGATGTTTAACAGATATAATTTGCAGCACTAGTGGGTGGAATTGGTCACCTAATGATGATTGGGAAATTCGGAATCCAGATTTAACACGAGATTGGGGAAGTTTAATGAAATCAGGGGATGAATTTGAAGTTGAAATTGGTAGTGAAGATGACATAATACTGTGGAATTCTCGAGGTGATAAAGATTGTTATTTTGATAGAGAAGAGATTAGTAAATATTTTAAAATAATTTAAAGCAAATATAATACTTTTTTATTACATATTGCAATAATATTATATTTATGACGGATCCCAATAATATACACCACCCGTTTTAGTAGTATCAAATTCAAATTTAAACTGACCTCCTCGAAGTGCATTAGAGACCTGTAGCCCAACTTGTTCTCCTATTAGTAATGATATACTATCCCAATCCACGGGTTGAACAGCGGCAGATTTAGACGTGTTCTGGGCTGTGTTTGCTGTATTCTGTGTAGCGTCTGGTAAGAATGCTGTCTTTTGTTGATAATCACCTGTTGCTTCAATAGCAGTTTGTAATTTATCTGCATCCATTCGTTCTAAATTTTCTGCAATGACGCCTAAACCAGAACCAACATTTGTTAAAGATGTAGCTAATTTATCTAAACCAGTACTTGCATTTGATAATGTTTCTAATTTTGAAAACATTGATTCAAACTTACCTATAAATTCACCAGCATCTAAAGCCTTATCTTCAAAATTCGCATCAGAACTAGACAATCCCGATAATCCTTTTGATAATGATATTGTAAATCCTGAAATGGCTTTAACAATATTTTGAGCAGTCTTTTCATAATTAACTGGTTCATATATCGGATTGCCTTTTGCATCTAATTCACCAGTTGCTATTCTGCCAGATGCAAATTGTTTAATAACATCTGCAAATTTAGAAACTGGTTCTAATATGCCAGGTACATCGTCTGAAACTCCTAAGAATTTCCATAATCCAGATGCTTGTTCACCTAATAATATTTTGGCCATTAATGCTATTTGTGGTTGTAATCTTTTTCCAATATTAGGGATTTCTGTACTTAAATGCTTCATGAAGCCACCAACAGCAACAGCAATATTTTTAGCTACAGTAGTTAATTTAACTCCAGCTTTTGGTTTTCCATCTTCTCCGACTTCTCCAGGTAATTCACCTTTCTCACCGAATTGACCCCAATATTTTAATACTGATCCAAATTTGATTAATGCATCCATTAAATTGGGTCCTACTTGACCTACATTAAATCCAAATACTTTTAATCCACCAGTACCCATTAAAACACCGGCAATTTTAGATAACTCATCCATATTTGGCATGTCACCGTTATCATCAGTAATTTGTTTAACTAATGTTTTCATAAATGACCCTATGGTATTACCAATAAGTTTTGCGACTACAACAGTCTTTGGTCCTTGTATTGGTTTACCTTCATCATCTGTACCCAATGCCACTGTACCTTGATCAGCAAATTTTCCCCAAAAACTTAATACATTACCAAAACTTAATAATGCATCCATTAAATTGGGACCATATCTTAATACATCAAAACCGAATAATTTTAATCCACCAGAACCCATTAATAGATTTGTTATAAGACCGATTTCAGCCGGTGATGGTAATTGATCTCCTTTAAATAAATCAGACATTGTTGTAAAAAATGTAGTTATAGATGTAGCAATGTTTCTACTAACGTCCACAATATTTACAGGATCACTTAACTTTGAAGTACCATCTGCATTTGTTCCAATTATAGTACGAATACTACCAGGCATTGCAAATGCCTTTAATGAAGATGCAAATAATGATAATGAAACTGATATACCAGTTAAGATAGAAACACCTGCTACTATCTTCGCTGCATTTAATGTAGCCCCGCCTAATTTTTTATACCAAGGTGTATCTGAACCAGATTTTTCACCTAATAATCCTTTACTTATACCATCCGAGAACCCCATTAAAGTACTTGATAATAGCATACTTATATTTTCTTGAACTTCGACCCCGTTCATAGTCTTGGCAATATTATTCAATTTCTTAACTGCTAATGCTGTTAATACCATAGTACCAGCCACTAATATGGCCATTCCTAATCCTGGTAGTAATACTGGTGCAGCTACCCCCATTAATGCGAATAAACCGACAGCTCCTAATAATACAGCTCCCATAACACCTAAACCTCCCAGTATACTCATTTTATCATCATTTTTTACAAGGGCTGATGTAGTTCCTTGTTTAGATGAACTAGTAACTGTATCAAATTTAGATGCATTATATGATGCAGCTATTATAGTCGAAACTAATGCTATTGATAGTACTCCCAATGCTAATAATGCCATGCCGCCAGCCATTGCACCAGCAATTACAACGCCTTTCATTATTGCTGTATCCGCCCATCCTAATCCTGCAAAAGCTAATGCCATGCCACCTATTATGCCAATAATTACAAGTAAACCTAATCCTATAGCGCCAGCTCCTTGACCGCCGATTCCCATTATTGCAGGAACAGCTACCATTGTTAAGGCAAAAGCAATTATACCTAATGATAATGAGGCCATACCTATACCCATACCAGTTGCAACAGCTGATCCTTTAGTAACATGTTTAGCAACTTTATCGTTTCCTAATATAGAAAAAGCCAAGGCCATACCACCTATAACTAAACCAATAACACCTACTGCTTCTACCGGAGACGTTCCTAATATTTTTCCTGCTAAGAATAGACCTCCGGCAAAGGCAACAAATGATACTCCTAATTTCATTAAGAGCATAGGTATTCTATTTAATGGTTTGACCATCATATATAATGCTGTACCTATACCAGATAAAGATTTAACACTTCTATCTATGTTTTTGGAAGATTTGGGGTCGCCTAATCTATTAAATGTTTGAAATAACTTATCTAATGTTGAAATTGCTGCATTTAATGCAACGTGTTTTAATACAGCAAGAGCTGTCATACCAACGGCTAATTTAGGTAATGAACTAGATATGACACCTAAATTTTCTGCAACATTTCCTAATTTTTTAGCATCTACATTATCATAGATATGCATTAAATCAACAATTAGTCCAGATGTTTTTGGTTTTGATTTATCAGATGGTTTTGTAGTAACCGTTTTTTTAATATTACCAGATATGTTACCTATTCCTTCACTTTTACCACCAGGTGCCCCGGTAGGCTTTGATAAACGTTGATCTATCTTCTGTATAGTATGTAATATTCCCTCTAAAAGTTGAGAAGATGTTTTCATAAATATAAAAATGTTTTATTTATATATCTACATTTTTTCTATAAACTAATAAAAGTTTAAACATTGTTTAAACTTTTATTAATTCTGATTTATTTCGGTGCACTATACTTTGGCATCTTTGGCATCTTCATTTGTTGAGATTGTGCTTGTTTAGCTTGAGCTCGTTCTTGTTTATCGTGATCTTCTTTTTCTTTTTTCGCTTGTTTTTCCCAATTGGCTAACAGTAATTCAATACGATAATATTCCATCTTCTCTAATTCTAAAGGAGATAAATTTAATCGATACTGAACTAAGAATTCAATTTGGAACCAATTATCTAAATGGATCTGGAATAATGAAAAGAGATTTAACCCCGCCTTGAAAGTTTAGAGGAACTTGACGCTCCGCTCCTTCCTCATCTCTATATTTTACAACTGGATTAACAGTGTCCATAAAGATTTCTTTAAAGTGTGTTAAGCCAGATAATTGTAATAGAGACCAATTATTTGAATTTTGTGCTTCTAAATTATATGTATCATCATTTAAGCCTCTCCAATCCTGTATAACAAATGGAGCAAATGAAATGAAGTCTTCATCAATACCTTCTTGTGCTTGGGTTTTTCTATTTACATAATTTTTGAGCCAATTAGTGGTTCCGACGGATGGTAAATTTGTTTTTATAGAAGTACCATCGGTTAATGTAATATTAAATAATCGTAATTCTGGATCGTAGAATTTCATTAATCTTTCATCAAATGTGATATAATTAATCATTTCTTTAGTGACATCTACTTTTTTAGAATCAGATACTTTAACTTGTAGTTTGTTTTCTCCTTTAATAAATGTATATTCGCTAATTGCTAATATTAAATAAAATCTATCAATTTCTTTGATATCTTTCCATGATAATCGTTCTGTTTTGTGTTTAACTTGTACACAACGTTCAATTACATAATTAAGCATATCATCTAATAGAGATAAATTAGTTTCGTCTAATGTAGACCAATGTCTAATTTCTGCCCCTACAGCAGCTCTAATAATGATTTCGGTATTTTCAGGATAAAATAATCCTTGTGTTGGTAAGTCACCAAGTTTAATTTGTTGCCACCCTAATTCATTTCCAGCCGAAATATTTTTCTTAATATTAGGGGTCAAATTAGTTTGTACAATCGGTGTTCCAACAGTTTCAGGTTCATTCAATTGTTCTTGTGTTTTAACGAATTCTTCTAGTTCATCTTCGTTAGAATATTTTGGGTTGTCTGACATTTGTAAATATTTTTATTTATATATCACTTATATGGTGAAATTGTCAAAAAGTTTCATTATTTTTACATTATAACTGTAAAACTTTATATACATAACAGCATAAAATATATATGGGTAAAAATATGAAAGATTTTGAAGAAGCATTACAAAAGACAAAGAAATCACTAAAACAGTTAGGTTTACCTGTTCAGGAGGACGACTGGGTAATATCTACATCTGGCGACCTTAAAGGTATAGCAATAGGTCACACTAGTTATAAAGAAGTGGAAGAAGAGTATAACAATATAGATATGAATGACAAATACAATAAGTGGACTCAGGATGGTGATAATTTCATTCCAACCGGTAATATAGTAACTGTTAAAACTGTACCGTGTGGTTTATATAAATTATCATATAATGATAGTTGGGGTTATTACATGGCTAAGGAGAACTATTATAATGATGAGGTTCTGAATTTACCATTGGTTCAATTAACTGAAATATTAAAGGATATTTCATCATTTTGGGGATCTATTAAACAATTCGAAAAATATGGATATACACATAAGCGTGGTATATTAATGTATGGAAAACCAGGTTGTGGTAAAAGTTTTGCAATTCAATTAATTATAAAAAATTTAATAGAGATACAAAAAGGTATTGTTATTAAAATTGAGGATCCACAGGATTTGGCTAATTTCAAATCATTTTTTAATCAACGATTAAGAATAATAGAACCACATAGAAAGGTCGTTGTCATTATAGAAGACATTGATGGTTTAGCTGGGGCTAGTCAGTCTACAGAAACTTCATTATTAAATTTGTTAGATGGTATTAATCAATCGAATAATATTATTTACTTGGCTACTACAAATTATCCAGAAAAATTAAAAGAACGTATAACTAATAGACCATCTAGATTTGATAGACGGTACGATTTTAGTTATCCAGATGCTGATGTTAGAGAATTTTATTTCAAAAATAAATTAGATAAGAAAGACATCAAAAAATACGGTGGTATGAAGAAATGGGTTGATTCGTCAGAAAATTTAACTTTGGCTCATATGAGGGAATTAATTATATCCACTGTTATATTAGGCAATGATTTTGATATTGTATTAAAAGAGTTGTTTGATATGAATAAAGTAATAGTATCGGAATCTAATCACGGTGCTAAAATAGGATTTGGTAATAGAAAATAAAATTATAATGATATGAAGGAAAATGATGTAGAATTAATGACTGATTGGGAATTAAAAAAATTAAAAGAAACCATTTTAAAAAGGCCTAATTATGCTGAATCGACAGATGCAAAACATATTATAAATCTTATTAATATGTTATCTGTTAAAAATAAATATATTGATATTTGTCCAATATTGGATTTGACAACAATTAACGATATTTTATCAAGTAAAGATAAAGATTTTGCATTAGTTAATCTATCATTAGATGAAACACGTGAAGGGTCAATGGCAATGGAATACTATTATACTATAATCATTAAAAAAATAGGTGTAATGAATGAGTTGTATGGTATCAACTTTGATGATGTTGAATTAATAGATGGGGAAATGTGGGATGATTATGTCGCCAATGAAGGAGATAGATTTTTTGATTTGAAGAAGGTAAAAGTTGAACAAGAAATTAAAACAGTTTATCATATGGAAGAATAAAAAAAGCCTATAAAATTTATAGGCTTTCTTTTAATTGTTGTTTAATATTATACAATTGATTCGTCCCATTGATCACATGCAATAGTGTAACCAGTGATTCTGTATAGTTCTGTACCTTCTTGATAATTCAATTCAGGTCCAGCAATAGCAGACATAGGGAATACGTTATAACATTTCCATTGCCAAAATGGCTTAGCCGCTCTGTCATACATTGTTATAAGCATCCAAGGTGCCACGTAGTCAGTTTTAATACCAGTTCTACCCGTTAATGGATCATAAACTAGATCATTCCACTTTCTAAGTGTTTTTAGAACGTACGCACTTGAATTTGCTGAGTCTAAGTTGACTTCAAAATCTAATGCTAGATCCATCGTAGTTGTTGCCGGTGCTGCACCTGCGAATCTACGAGCTGCCCATTTATATTTTTGAGCTGCAGGACTATCAGGGAAAGAGTTTGATTGTAACCCGCCTATACTTATTACATTTTCAAGTAAAAGATTAGTGTTTTCCTCTGTAGAACCTACGCCAACAGGCATCGAAATTTGTACAGTAAACAAATTTTGATAAACCGGTTCGAATAGTTCTGTTGCCGCTCTAGAATTTTTAAAGTGGCTTAAGCCGAATGAGCCTTGTGATTTACTTAAATTATCTGGCATATTTATTTAATTATTTTATTCTAATTTTAGCTTAGTGAGAATCCTCCTGAAGAGATTCCTCCTAATTTATTAACTGTTACTCTGTTAATTATTTTTTCTAAACCTTTGTTTATCCAAACACCAACGTCTATTACGCCAAATCCATCGCTTATTAAAGCATCAGAATTATTTGATTCATCCATAATAACTTCATAATCAAACAATGCTCCAGAATCTTTAATAGATTCAAGTATTGGTGCTATTGAGTTTATTATAGTTAATCTTGTAATAGGGTTATTATATTGGAATGTAAAGTTTTTCAATATTTCTTCTACTTGAATTTCTATAGTATTTAGTAATTCTCTAACATGAAGGTAATTAAGATCACTTGCAATGTTTTGATATGATGTAACATTTGCATAGATTATAACTTGGCCTACATTTGGTCGTTCAAGTATAGAATTGATACCAAACGGTTCAAGATAATCTCTATCTGTTTGATCAACAATATATTCAACACCTGCAAGTTGAGGATTTGAAATCACACCATTTTGGTTTGCTACTATAGCATATGGATCGCCTCCTAAGAATTTTCTAACATATGTGTTAGAAACATCTGCAGCTGGTGGAACATATATTACTTTTCCATTTTCATTATATCTAAGGTGAGGTCCAAATACACCTGTATATTTTGCCCCATTATCTTCATCAGGAAGAGTAAATCTGAAACTTCTTAACATATCAGGGTTACCTCCTTGAGGGATCCATTCAGTACTAAATGTAGGTTTTGAATCTACTCCTGGTACAAATAAATCTGTAAAATAAGGATCTTGTGATAATGCAAATTGTCTAAATGACGGTGCACTAATTATAGCTGTTGTTTTTCCTCTTTTTTTAGCAAGTCTTGAAAGATAAACTTTACCTCCACAATTTGCTCCTAATCCATAACCCATTGTATCAACAACATATCGATATTGAATCATGTCAGGATTTGTTAATCCTCTTAATATACCATCATCTTCAAGCATACTATAGATTTTTGTAACACCTGCTTCTAAGTTAGTAGCACCAGCTTCTGTATATCCAGGTAAATGTCTGTTTTGTAAAACGAGACCATTTAATTTAAATAATTTATAATGTGTTGATACAGATGCATCATCAATTGGTAATTGAGTTGTTATTGATGATGGAGTATTAAGATAGTCATAAATTGGCATATCAGTTGTATATGAATATGTAGTTGCTGTACTATCATATATTTTAGATGCTACTTGTGTAACTCCTCCTGCTATTGATCCATCAATCGATGCTTTAATTAAAGTGCCAACTGTTATTGATGCTTGTTCTATTGAAGCATCAATAGTAAATGATTTTCCAGTATCTCCAACTAATGTGATTGATACATCTTGGTGAAAATCACTATCTGCAATACTAACGTCATAACTTAAAAATTGTTTATAAATATTCCCGTTTCCGTCAGAGGCATCTAATAAATTATGCCCTACCATATCTACTTGATAAGGGGCAGCAGTGGTATCTGATCCATCTCCTAATTCCCATTGGTTATTAGTAGTTTCATCCCAGATTAATTCATCTAATGCTTCTTTATTAACGTTTAATAATATTCCTGTAAGCGGAGTCGAACTATTTACAATTGATTCAATATATTGATTAGAACCTGTTTGATCTCTAAAATCTGGAATGATTGTACCAAACCAAGATCCTTTAAGATTAATATTAGGTAGATTTATAAATGCTTGTAATTTAGCAGGCAGTATTCCATTGGCATCAAAATAAATTGAATACGTCGGATCGACTGAAAGTGCAGCATAATTTGTCCAATCACCTTCTATTGCTATTACATTAATGAAATAATCTTCCATTTTATCATTTGGACGAATCCATTCAAATGGGATTTTGCTTTCATTAAGATACCAATCTTTTGCTAATACACCATATCCAGCTAATCCTACAGCTTTTCTTACTAAGAAAGACATTGGAGTAGTGCTTAAATTTGTAAATGAAAGTAATGGTGCACTTTTATCATTAGCAGCTCCATACTTATTAGAAGTTACTGCTTGTAAATATTCTTCATCTGGAACCCAGAATTTTTGTCTATTAAAGTAGTTCACATATAAATCAGATATTGCAGCAGAATTTTCACCTACAACAGCATTTGAATCTATAGAAACTCCCAATAGATTAACTTCATCTTTTGTAGCCGATGATGGGCTATTATCAGTTTTTATAAGATTTATTGCAAATACTGGAGATTGTAATAATGCTGTATCTATTGATCTTTGAAAAAATGAACCTTTACGTTCTGATTTAGGATCTATTTCACCAAAAAATCTTTGACGATCTCTTGTGGATCTAATAAAAACCGGTGAATTATATAACCCAGTGGTAGAAAAGCCTGGCAGTAATCGCAATGATTGTGTCGCAACAGTAATTCTTTCTGATTGGTCAACTTCTATAGTATAAACTCCAGCTGATTTAAACTGAGATAGATCTAGGGACAATTTAGCCATAATATTAAATTATTTTTTTTATCTTGAAAAGATTTATAGTACAAATAAAATACTATTGAATCTTTAATTATATATCATAATTTTTAAATTGAAAAATAACATTAGTACATATCACCGTTTTAATGAACTACTTGGGGTATAAGTAATACTATTCTTTTCTTTTTGTTTAAATATTTCTTCAAATCTTTCTTCATCATTCATGAAATCTAATGGATCCGTTGTATATAATGCGTCAAACATATCGTCATCGATATCATTAATGTCAATAGCTTCTTCTAAAACTGATAATGCAAATGTTTTTTCTATTGAATCAGGCATTATTTCTAAAAAGTCATATAACCACCCAAAATATTCTCGTTCATCAAAAATTCTAGCAATATTAATAGTAGTCATTGCTAAATCATCATGCTTACCTATACCAGTCCATTTTTTCTTAGATCTACCAAATGAACTAAATTCAGAATACGTTTCTTTTTCATTTGGTATTAATGTTTTATGGTGTATTAATTTTTTAGCTATTTTTGCATAATGATCTTTATCTCGCCTAACTTTAAATCCTAATTTTTTTGGTGGCATTTTTTGGCCAGGTATTGGTGCGGTATGATATGATTTCATTATTATACCATCAAAATAATCATCATGCATTGCAAAATTATTAGTGAATGCTTTACCATTAAAATTCATTTCAACCACTAATTTAACTAATTCATTTCCAATTTGATCAAAGACTAAACTTTTACATACCTTAGATAAATCAGTTTCATCTTTAACATTATCTCTGAATATACCAACTTGTTCTATTCTAAACAAGTGTTCAATTTGCTGTTCATCTTTCCTTAATTTTCTTAATTTAGCTAATGATTTTAATTTTACTTTAAAAATATTGGCTATATTATAATCATTATCTTTTAGTTCCTCTTCATTTTTCCCTTCTGCTAAATCTATAGAAATTATAAATCTATCTGTTTTTTCGCCAAAATCTTTGTTTATGTCAAAGTCTTTCCTAAAATATAAATTTTGGTATAATTCATCATCAAGATCTGTTTTTTCTAATTCTTGATATTCATAATCACCTTGTAATGTAGATAATTTTTTTACCCAGTTTAGACTTGATCCACTTAATAAATTATTTGTTTTTATATCAAACTTTAATTCAAATTCTTGAGCAAATTCTTCTTCACCAAAATCGGCAATCATTGCTTTTGCCCAGGCATCATCGTGTTCTGGTACTTCCCACCAATCTACTCGTTTATATACAAAGGAATTCTTATCCCTATTCGCATTATCCCAAATTTTATAAAATAAATTATCCATACCGTTAGGTGTAGATGATATAATACATTGCGAGATTTTTGAAGAGGAAATCGTAGGGTATACTGATCTCCAAAAATCTGCAGTTATGTTTGGCTGAATATGCGCAAATTCATCTATATATAATACATGAATTGTAAATCCTAATGAAGATGTTCCAGTAGTAGATGAAGAAGTTAACATACATCCATTATCTAATCTTAATTGTAACGCACCAATATTTTCTATTCCAGGTTTTAAGAAAAATGGAAGTCCTTTAAACACACTAACAACTTTTCTGACAATTTCTTTTGTAGTTTTTTCAACATTTGCTAATATGGCTAAATTTTTATCTGAATGGAAACAAAGATACCATGCAAAAAATGCAGCTATAGTTGTAGTTTTGCCAGTTTGTCGAGCACTCATCAAAATAAAATTACGAACTTTTGGACCAAATATCTCTAAATCCGGAAGCCACTTTTCTTCTGCGATAGTTTCTAATATATCTTCTTGAAAGTCACGTAATGTAACTAATGACTGACCTTTATCTGTCATAAATTTACAATAATTCGAAACAAAAAATTCTATATCTTCTGAACAATGTTCAAATATAGCGAATTCTTCTGGTGTTTGTTCAAATGAAAGTTCTTCAGCTCTTAAATCTATCTTTCTTTCATGAAATGGAGACATATCAATATCTCGACGACCAGCTCTTATTTTTTCTATTGTTTCATCAATAGATTTTGTGTTCCATTGGATTGCCATATTATTCTTCTATCTCTTGAGCATCCTCAATATTACTATCTTCAATTTTCTTTCTCTTGCGAGCAGCTATTTCTTCTATTAAACCTCTTGTACCCATTGATATGACACCCTGGTCTGAGGTGGATATACCACCTTCGATCCCTATGGGCGTTTCTTCAAGGTTTAGCATGTTATCCTTAAGATCTAAATAAGTCACTTTAATGGCCTCTACGGTTTGTAATAATTGTTTATTATTTTCTGATATTTTTGAAGATAATCCAGCAAATACTTCAAACATTCTTGCTGACATAGCGCCATGTCTAATTTCTTCTGTTAATGCCCTTTGCATAGTAATTAATAATTCCACTTGATACAACATTCCACCTAATGATAGTATATCAGCTTCGAGTTTGTTTTGAATATATGGATTATTTTTAACTACTTCCGAGCCTAATATTAAACCTGTTGCATTTTTAAGAAGGGTTTTTGCTTGTTTATTACATCTTTTTTGGAGTTTGTCATAATCAATATCAAATGCTGGTTCCTGATGCAATTCTGGTATAGATCCAGCATCTGGAACATTACCATCTACGGCATCGGCGGCAGTATTTAACATGTTTTCTAATTCTTTTAATTCATCTTTCTGTTTCATTATTAATTCGTTCTAGTTTTAATATTTATATTTTTTGGAATATCCTCTTTTATTTTAATATAATATTGCATTAATCGCCTTATTGTATTCCTTTTCTGCTTTGGTGTTAAATAATAGTAGAAGGGTTCTTCTTTTAATTCATATATTAAATCTTTATATGATTTAATAATAGTAAAATCCTTAGTTTTTTTATAAACTATATTTTTATTCATTTGTGTAAAAAATGCAGAAATTTCTAAATCTTGACGCACATAAGATTTTGTTGTATCATTTTTAATAGATTTGTAGTGCTTCGGAGTATATTTATGATTTGATATAAAATCATCATAAGCGTGTCTCAACTCGTGTCTAAAAATGTGGTCATATTTATTACTTTTTAAATCATTACATAACTCAAGTTCATAAGTATTAGAAATGGACACAACAACTTTATTTTCATTATGATATGCTCCATAGATATTGTCTATATTAATAGGATCAAATCCTACTTGTAATGGATATTCCCAATTTAAATATTTTTTTATATGTTTAAATTTCTTTTCATTAAAAATATAAAAAAGACTGTCATCTTTATTTGATTTTGCTTTTGCCTCTTCGAGTAATTGTTTCGTTGTTACTATTATACTATTTCTGCCCTCATTATACCAAGGCGGCTCATTTATATCAATTTTATTAGTTTTGATAGCATCAATTAACATATTTTTTATGTCTTTTATCAAGATGATAAAATCCTTATCGGTATCATACGATTCATTTAAAAAATTATATACTTTCTTAGCTTTCATAAATTATATATCCTCAGAGTCATCAGAGTCTTTTTCTTAGTCTTTTTTGAAGTAAGATTGAACTCCAGTAATTGCTACAACAGCAGAAAAGACAATACCAAATTCTGTATCTGTATATAATTGTACTTCTGATATACCCTCTCTATATACCATATAGATACCTAACATTGTTATTGTATATTTGGCTAGTTCATCCGGTTGAGTAACACCGTTTCCCCCGCGTAAAGGCTGCCAAAATATCGCGTCAAATATCTTATTAATTGTTGCGAATATCCTTTGGATAAAAGTTTTGATTATATTCAATTTCATATCTCAATTTTAATTTTAGTTAAATTATTTTAGCTATTATTTTTGTTGAGACACATAAGGCATCGTTTTTCTTGGTTCGCAATTATCTAATAATAATGCTTGATCAGCATCTTTACTAAAATATGATAATAATTCTAATGATTGATTTTCCTCTTCAATAGTTGTATTAAATAACCTTATATTACTTATATATGCGTTTGATTTATCAATTGTATAATTATCTATTATAGTTTGCTCTGCTGTAAATGACATTGTTTTATAATATTTAATTTTTATTTTCCTTTCTGGATTCCCAGGATTATCTTCCCATACATATACATTGTATTGATCCCAGGTCTGT